AACAACGAAGAGTTTGATGAGTGGGCTGATGAGTTTTTTAAAGCCAACGGGTTAGATCATTTAATTAAACCCTATCACGATTTTATTATTTCAAAAGTAGATGAGGATTGTGATGACTAATATGCCGCCACTACCAAGTGACATTCGTGAGTTGGTTTTGTTTATGGTGCAAGACATTCAAGAGAAGCTAAACAAAGTCGAAGAGATGTTGTGCCTAAGTGATGAGGAAGAAGAAAATGACTAAACACCCATACGCAAAACTAGTGAAATACCCGTCATCAGAAATACTTGATTACACGATAGAAGAACTTGTTAATGATAGCGAAGACGTATGTTTTTACTTACCCTACCAATGGTCAAAAGGCGATGGTATTGGCAACCGGCGACCTAAAGACCCACTGACTATTTACTGGAGTGCTGACGTAAACGGATGTGACGACAGAGTGACATACAAAACAACATTGGGCGCTTTGTTAGACGACACGTTTGAACTGCATGAGAAGTGGTTTGAAAAGCCACGGGCAATAGGTTCAAAAGATGTGCCTATTTTTGTGGGTATTCGTGATGCCCTACAGAAAGAGATAGACAGGCTGAACGTGTGGATTGATACCGCTAAACCCGAGGAGCAGAAAGATGACTGAAGAAGATGAAGCATTTGCAGAGATTGAACGCAAGCAACAATGGCGGGTAGAAGATAACGTGCGCCGCGAAGCACAGCAAAAAGCCTTTAACTTTGTGATGGACATGGGCAGCATCGACTTAGGCAGCATGACGCTACAGCGAGCGTATGAGATTGGCTATCGTGCAGGGGTGTACGCAGAGCAGAGGAAGAAAGATGAGTGAGACCACATCACCAAATGTTACAGTCGCTCGCGCATTGCAAGAGGTGAGCCGCGCTACGGCGAGTGCATTGATTAAGCTAACAGGCAGACCGCAGAAGTCTGTAATCAACACGCTTAAAAACCTATATCACCAAAGCAAGATTCACATTGGTGCTTATGAAGTTAACAAGCGTGGTCAGGTAGCTAAGGTATGGGCATGGGGTGATGGTGACGATGCGCGAGAACCTGTCATGCGTAACGACAAAGTAGCTTTTATCCCCCGCCCTGATACGGCGGCAGCATGGTTAAGGAATCCAATATGAGTGAACCGGTTGGATTTATGTCTCCCGCAGCAATACATAATTTAAAAACTAAATCACGAAGTGTTGATGTCCATCGAAAACTTGGGCGACACGCTTGCGTTCCGGTATACCGCGCACCCGACAGTCCGAGTGATGTGGTCAATAAGCTATATATTTATGCCGAACAAATAGAATTGTTATTAAGGAACCCGATATGAGTGAAGAACCAAAACGAAAAGTACGTGGCAAAGCCAAGAAGCTTGCTCTTATGTGTACGAGCATACGCCTACCCGTAGACACAATGATGTTTTACAAGGCTAACTACCCGCACACGATGCAAGCAAAGATGCGCGAAGTGTTGCACGAATACGTAATTAAACACAACAAGCAAGAAACTGTTTAAACTATTCATATTCCCATGAGCGCCTAGTTCCATGGTATCCACAGCTAACCTCATCTTGTATATGTGAATAGCTGTGTAGCGTTAGGTCTAGGCAAAATGTACGCCTAACGTACTACTCTCTCAAGACCCTGACGGGGGGCAGCTAATATACTAACCCCCCGATTTTTGTCAAAGTAAAAAATAATTAAAATAAATACTTGACAATGTAAAAAACAATGCTATATTAACAATATGGCAACCCCCGAATCCAAAGTAAAAGCAAAGTGCGTTGATCTGCTTAAAGCAGTCGGCGTCTACTACTTTTTCCCCGTTGCTAACGGCATGGGCAGGGCGGGGATACCTGACATCATCTGCTGCGCCAATGGTCGTTTCTTAGCCATCGAGTGCAAGGCAGGTAAGGGCAAAACCACAGCACTACAAGACAGAGAAATAGCCGCTATTCAAACGGCAGGTGGTGTGGCGATTGTCATCAACGAAACTAACCTAACATTGTTAGGTTCAACCATCAAGGAAATGCTGTCATGAGCGAGGAATTTAGTGCAGGTGTAAACATACTGTTGCAGCGTATGGAAACGCACCCTGAGGAGTTTTATGAAAAAGACCAAGGCAGAGCAACCTTAACCCGTGACCCTAAATGGCACAACGTCATGACTTCGGTGTTGCAGGTTAAGTTTAATGAAAGCGCGAGAGGTGCAGCAATCTATCTTACTGAAGCTGAAGTTGATGCGTTGTATGCAGGGTATACCAAGATCAGGCGTAAGGCGTTTGATGACTACGTGATGGACACGGTGCTTAACCCTGAGCCAAAACTATCATCAAGTGAGGACATGATTTCAAAGATGCAAGGGCAAATGGGGCAACCAAAAATACGTCTTAGCGCAGCAAGCAACAATATCAATGAAGTGCAGCAGTACGCCGGTTATACCAACCTACAAGGCATGTACGATGTAGACACGAACCAGTACCGTAATGCAGCGCAAGCCCACGCCCAACACATAGCAGCACATCAGGAAGCGACAGCGCGGCTTGGACAAGGTTTGATGAACGCTTATCCGCAGCCTATGCCTGAGGGCATGCTCAGCAAGATAGCAAAAAGGGTAAAGGGACTCAAATGAACCAAGGGCTTGAGATACTGATTGCGCGTACTAAGACACACCCTGAGGAATTTATTGGGCATGAACTTACTACCAATAATGTACCTAAGTGGTTACTTATGATTCAAAACTTTACACGTTACGCAACTGACGAAGAAAAAGAAGCATGGCAAGAAGCCATGACAGACTTAAACAAGTGGCATGAAAATAAAAGGCGCGATGACTTCACTCAAGCCGTAATGAAAGAGTTGCTTGTGCGTGAGGGCGAAGAAGAAATTGGTGCTGCACTGTACAGTATGTCGCACCCTAAAAAGTTAATAACCGCTGCAAGCTTGACACATGAGGCGTTAACAATATTGGCAGGAAGCGGTGGTGGCTCAGTAATAGTCAAGACCCCAAAAGGTACACATACGTTCACGAAAAGCGGTACTTTCACAGGTTAAGCTATGAACATCATCACACTTGATTTTGAAACGTACTACTCACAGACGTATAGCCTGAGCAAGCTGACTACAGAAGAGTACGTACGAGGTAAAGAGTTTGAGGTGATAGGCGTAAGCGTAAAGGTGAACGATGGTGAAACGCAATGGTTCTCAGGCACAGACGCAGCGATCAAAGAATTTCTCGAAAGTTTCGACTTCGATGACAATCTTGCACTTGCTCATAATGCTATGTTTGATGCCGCTATTCTTACTTGGCATTTTGGTATTCACCCTCGCGGTTGGCTTGATACGCTTAGTATGGCAAGGGCTATACACAGTACAGAAGTGGGTGGAAGCCTCGACAAGCTTACGCAGCATTATGGTTTGGGTCAGAAAGGTACTGCGGTAGCGCAAGCGTTGGGCAAGCATCGACTAGACTTCACACCCTACGACCTAGCTGAGTACGGGGAGTATTGCGTGAACGACGTTGAGCTGACGTACAAGTTGTTTGATTGCATGTCGCCTGACTTCCCTGCGCTTGAGCTACGCCTCATTGATCTGACCATACGGATGTTTAGCGAACCGGTGCTTGCGATAAACCATATGCGTTTAATTACACATCTAGCAGATATTCAAAACATAAAAACACAGTTGCTTAAAAATGTGGGAATGGATAACCGTGATGTGTTGATGAGCAACGATAAGTTTGCAGATATGCTTAAGTCTTTGGGTGTTAGCCCCCCACGAAAGATAAGCCCCGTTACTGGAAAAGAAGCATGGGCATTTTCTAAAACCGATGAGGGGTTCAAAGATTTACTTGAGCATCCAAGTGTAACGGTGCAGACATTGGTTGCGGCCCGTCTAGGGCTTAAGTCTACGCAAGAAGAGACAAGGACTCAGCGGTTAATTGGTATTGCAAGCCGTGGTAAATTGCCGATCCCTTTACGCTACTACGCAGCACACACAGGGCGTTGGGGTGGCGATGACAAAGTGAATATGCAGAACCTTGGGCGGGGGTCGCCTCTTAAATTTGCTATCTATGCACCTGAAGGCTACATGATGATCGACTCAGATTCATCGCAGATTGAGGCGCGTACGGTGGCGTGGTTGGCGGGGCAAGATGACTTAGTGCAAGCATTTGAGGATGGTAAAGATGTATACAAAATCATGGCTTCTGCAATCTATGGAAAGGCGGAATCAGAAATTACTAAGGAAGAACGCTTCGTTGGCAAGACCACTATTCTTGGTGCTGGCTACGGCATGGGTGCAATTAAGTTTAAGACGCAACTCAAAACTTTTGGTGTGGACATTGAAGAAGCTGAAGCGGCTCGAATCATCCAAGTTTACCGCGACACATATCCATCAATTACGAAGCTATGGAGGCAAGCAGGTCGTGCGCTTGACGCTATCGCAGAGGACAAAACGTGTGACCTTGGGCGTGAGGGTGTAGTCGTTGTCGATGGCAAGAAAGGTATACGTATGCCTAACGGCTTACACATTAAGTACCCAAACTTGCGTAAGCAAACCAAAGAAGATGGTAAAGACGAGTATGTATACGACACCAAGCGTGGTAAGGCAGTCATACCCAACAAGATATACGGCGGTAAGGTTGTAGAGAACCTGTGTCAGGGCTTAGCTCGCACGATTATTGGTGAGCAGATGCTACGCATAGCGAAGAAGTACAAAGTGGTAATGACTGTGCATGATGCGATTGCAATCGTTGCACCTGAAGATGAAGCCGTGACCGCACAAGAGTACGTTGAGATGTGTATGCGCATACGCCCTGAGTGGGCAAAAGAGCTGCCGTTGAATTGCGAAAGCGGTGTTGGTAAAAGCTACGGAGAGTGCTGATGAACAAGGGCGTTGAATTATTGTTGGCGAGGCGTGAAACGCACATCCACGAGTTTGTGCCTTCTTTTGAGCGATATGAACTTAGTCGGTGGAGTGTTTTGTGTAGAGATTACAAAGTTAACCTAAATGACGCACGTACTTACCCAACCGGTAAAAAAGGCGAAAGCTTTACTAACGCGGTTATGAATGAGTTGCTTCAAGGTGAGCATGACCCAATGCGTCAAGTGTCGAAAGACTATACAAAAGAATTAGCCAAGGCTATGCAAAAAACTAAAGAGGCTATGACAGCGCAATTGTTAAGGAGTATGCATGAGAATAAATAAAGGCGTTGCGCTACTGCTTGAGCGCAGGAAAACTAACCCTAAAGAGTTTATTGATTTTGGGCGTTGGACTGATTTGTTGACATCGCATGATGTACAACTTGAAGCCCCCGAAAGAAGAATATTACGCCCAAGGACTTTCAACAAAGAAGTGATGCAGCGGTTACTTACGGCGTCTGACTTACAGCGCAAAGGCGGGGCGATTAGTCGTGCGCAGTTACTCAAAGAGTTGTTGCCCGGGCTGAACCAATTGTTTGGTCAGGTGTACGCTGAACGCACAGAAGAACTTAACCAAGGAGAAAGTAAATGAAAGAACAATATGACGACATAGCACAGGCAATTATAAAAGCTGCTTACCATTTGGGTAACGGTGACGCTCTTACTAATGGTGTAGGCGCAATAGAAGGTCACGCAATGCACAGCAAAGAGGGTTTACAAGAAATTGCTGCGGCATTAGAAAGAGGTTTAGAAAGCATAGCTGAGAGTATTGCTTCTTTGGATCGCCCAACACAAGATATTGGGTATGCCATACGAGAACTTGCCGAAGCTGTACAGGGGTTAAAACAAAATGAACGATGAAGACCTAAGAGATTTGTTTGCAGGGTTGGCGTTGCAGGGGTTGCTTGCAGATGAAGGTGGCAGTTTATTAACCAACAACGGCGAAAAGTATGTAGCTGAATATTGTTATATCTTAGCAAACGCAATGATTGAGGCGAAGTACGCCGAACCTGTACCTGAACCCGAAGAAGGGATTACAGCTATTAAACCTAAACGTAAGAGGTCAGCAAATGTACCCGCCACTAACAGTTAACGACATGACAACACAAGATGCAAACGCTGTGCAGGTTGGTGGCGACCACTATAAGACTGAGATTCAGCCTTGGGACTTCATCATTGCAAATGACCTTGGCTATCTGGAAGGCAACATCATCAAGTACGTCAGTAGGTACAAGAAGAAGGGTGGCATGGCTGACTTGCTTAAAGCACAGCACTACTTACAAAAACTAATTGAGACGGCGGGAAAATGAGCGTTCAATGGTCGTACAGCAGCCTAAAGACGTTTCAGCAATGCC